ATTGTTTATCAAAAATACCATTAACAATAAACTTGTCTGAAGTCGCTGCTACAGTCCAAGTTACATTAATAGCCCAATCATTGTTATTGAAAAACGCGTTAGAAGCGCTATCAATCGTCATTTTGATTATCTAAAGGTTGGTCTGCTGAATAATTTTCAACAAAGCTATCTTCTTTAATCTCGACCTCTACTTTGTCCAATGAATCTTCAAAGTGAGCACTTCCTGCTTCAACTAACTTTTCAGCTGTATTAGTTCCTAAATCAAGAACATCTCCAGCTTCATATTCAACGCCTGAAATTTCAGCATTTACATTAAGTCGAACTTTAGTCATCTCTATTATCCGCTTCATTAACTCTTGTAGTTTTTTTTGACGCACTAGCTTTGGCTTCAGTAGCAACACCACAATTTATTAAATATTTGCCATCTGCTGCACTTTCAATTTCAACTGTTTTACCAGCTTGAACTTTTTTACCTTCAATTAGTGAATCTCGTAGTAAAGTAATTTTCATATTTTTAATAGGCCGGGATTTCTCCCGGCCATCTCCTAAAAAGTTTTTAGTAAGAGTCAATTTCTAATTATGAAGAAACACAGAAACTGACTGGATGTTTAACAGCAAAATCCATAGAAGTTAGGATTCTTAACCTTAAACCACCTGATAAGAAAAGAGCTTCTCTAGATGCTTCTACTTCAATACCACCGCCCCAAGTTGCAACTATAAACTCGGAGAAATCTCCAATTATTGAGTTATTTGCAGGTACTTGTGAGCTAATTAAAACAGGGAATCCATTTAGGAATCCGTCTCTCATAGCTGCCGGGCTACCAGCGCCAGTAGTATTAAGAGCTTTTGCAGCTCCCGCAAGTGCTGGAGTTAATAGGTATGCAGTTGCATTTCCATCAAGAGATTTATTGTCTGCCCAAATAGCTGCCTCTTGTGCCACATATTCGGCATAAGTTGGCGCGCCTGAAGATGAAAATGTAGTGGTATTAACACCAGATACATTAACAAGTCCAGTTGGCTCTCCAGAAGAACCTGATCCATTAAGAGCAGCATTATCTAAAGCAACGCCAGTAGCTCTTAAAAGGTTATTCCGAACCATATTTTCGGTACTGAAATTATCGCTATTATTTAGCAACAATCGTGTAAGGTCTGTATAACACCCAAGTACACGTTCAGTTAAACTTACTGTATCCAAACTTGGATCAGAAGCAGACACATCACCACCTTCCGAAGATACCCAAGCAGCTGTTGAAAGCGAGGATATTCTTGGAATAGTAATGTTACCATTATTGTTTGGCAGAGTTGTTACTGGAAGTTGTAGAATTGTGGAAAACGGAGTTAATGCGTCGATTAAATTTCCGTATTGCTTATCATCAAATACCACAGCACTACTATTAGTGGTGTTCATAGTTCTTGACATATCGCCCATTACTTCTTCCGGTACGAAAAACCCTTGTGTTTCTCTACCTATTTTTTGACCATAAGCCCTAGAAGCTTCCAATTCAAAAGCAGCTTCAGATTCTGGAATATATCCAGCTTTAGCTTTTGCAGCTTTTAGAATAGAGAAATTTCTAGTCTCTTGTTCGTTTAGACCAATATCGGTTTTTTCAATTGGTTTATTTTCGAGTTCTTTTAAAAGATTACCTCTAAATTCGTCTATTGAAAGACCTTCGGAAACTGCTTTGTCGGCTAATTCCCTTTTGTTGTGAGCAGTAGCAAGTGAATAAATTTCTGCTATGTCTTTCTCACGTTGTTTAACAGCTTTATCTGTAGCTACGCGAATTTCTTCTTGTACTTCAATGCTGTCTGTTTTATTTTCAACTTGTTCAGTCATATTACCACCTTTATTTTGTTGAATATTGTTAAAAGATATTGAACGTCCGATACCAACTGACTGATCTGCCCCAGAACTAACTAAACTTACCTCATAAGGAGTAAACTTAGCCCTAAATACATCCCCTTCATATTCAGTATCATCAACCTTGTTCAATTCGTTAATTTGATAACCTATAGAAACTTGAGTTCTAATATTATCTTTTACATCTTCAAACACCTCTTTTGCTTTTGTTGAATTTCCAAATCTAACAGTTGCATTAAGTCTGCCACGACTCTCGTCTAAGTAAGTGTTCTCAATTACCCCTATCATTTCGTTCATATCGTGATTGAGTAACAATGGAGCTTTGTTATTAAGTCTGTCCAAATTAATATCAGTATTCCTATGACTTAGGATTTCCAATCCAAAATCACGCATTACTGGTTCTTCACTTGAAACAGACATTGTTATAGTCTTGCTATTATTGTCATCTCTCGTAAACTCAATAGGGAAAACAGCACGGGTTTCCTGTACTATTTCTTCTTGTTCTTCAACCAACTCTATTTCAATTGGATCAGAACGCAATTCTTCGGTTTCTGACATATTGTCATCAACCAATAATTCATTATCTGGAGTAAAAACAATATCCAATTCTTCAGTATCGTTTTCTACTTGGGTTTCTTCATTATTCATTTTGATTTACCTCATTTTCGTTATCATCATCAAAAGGTTCGCCAGTTTGTTGATTTATTTTAGTTCCATATGGCTCATAAGCGAGTTCTATGCCGAATTTATCAGCTAATGCTGCTTGGCTATCCAATTCGCTAAAATGCTGGCTCAATTGCTTTCCATTTTGATTTAAACAATCTTGGATTGTTAATAATCCATTTGCTAAACCCAGCTGATTTGCTTGGGCTTCTTTTAATGGATCAACGCTATGATAACCTCTAGCGTTAAATTCTACTGGTCTGGCAAATTTATCGTATTTATTTGCCGGTAAATTAATTTTTCCAGTCGTTAATTCTTGTAATAACCAACGCCTGTAAATTGGTTTACAGAAATGGTCGATAATAAAAGTTTGCATAGTTTTAAATGCGTCTCTTTCATCTAAAAGCCCCACCCTTGCGGAACTATATGAAGTATTTGATAAATCATTTGATAAAGATGAATATGAAACACCTAACCCTGAAGCAATTGTTCTCATCATAGCTCTATCAAAATCTCCCACGCCTGTATTAGGATGATTCCAGTTTGCAAATTCAATATCTGTGCCATGTGGTAAAACATCTATTGTGCCAGGTTCGAAGTTTAAAGTTGGCATATAACCATCTTCATCCAAATATCCTTCGGCAATATCATTTTCCCCTGTTGGTGTTCTTATAAATGCCATTTTACTTGCGGCAGATTTTGAAGCAACCAATTCACTTAATCTGAAATCTTGAAGCCATTTTAAAGGTGTCATAACAGAAGCTAATTTTGAAGGGTAGCCCCTTGTTTGTCCAAATCTTGTAGGTTCAAATAAATGAAGCATATCTTCTGCAGCAATCCGTCTTGACCTTTTTAATTGACTATCCGGCCCCATTGATACATTTGTATATGGATTATCAGTTAACCAATATCCAAGTGGTTTTTGTGTAAAGGTATCAACTTCAACTCCCATTTTTATTTGTTTGTTGTTTTTTAAGTCTTTATCTAATTGTGCGTCTAGATAATCCGGCTCCAAAAATGATAATCTTAATCCATCTGGTGTATTAATATACTGAACTAATATTTCGCCATCTCTAATCAGCCCTTCAACAATCATATTGTATAAATCCGGCATAGTATATTTATCTGATACTTCTGGATTTTGGCAAAATTCATACCAGCGTCTTTCAATAATGTCATTTGCGAAGTCATCTAAAGTTCCATCACTATCCCGTGAGTGAACCTGAATCTTGAAACCTTGTTGGTTTCCGATTACACCCTGTTTGAGAACTTGAAAATACCTTTGAACTGTTGGATTATTCCGTGCCAAATCTCTTGTGCGATTTCGCATAACAGTTAAGTTTTTTAAAGTATCATCCGGAGATGTATCGTTTGCTATCCAATCTGCAAATAAGCGACTGTTACTTGTTCCAGTAAAACTTCTTTTGGCAGCAGTTGTTTTTTTTCTTTTGAAAATATCCCAAAAAGCCATTTTTTAAAATCCTGATATAAAATAATTACGTATAGTCTGTCCTGTATGTAATCCTTGCCTGGCGCGGTTCTTTCTTAATTCAGTTACAACTCGTTTTTGATAATAATCTTTTGCTTCAATCAATTCTGCTGGGCTTAATTTAGTTAAAGAACGACCTGCAATCGAATAACTTGCGTCATCTGATCTT